GCTTTAGTAAGAGATTTAGTGTCAGCAAAATAATTCCACTGACCAAACACAAGTTCCATGAACTCTTTTTTATCGTTTTCACTATAAACCATCTTATTTCGTTTACTACCATCCTCGTTTTCGATTTCAGTCAATTCACCTGTCCATTCAGGTTGTCCTTTTACTTTTTTAATGTGTTTGTTTTTGTATGCCAATATTACACACTCCTTTGGGTTATAAATATAAGGTGATGATGGGCTCATCCAAGAACCCCAAGCTGTGGTCTTACTTCTATGTGGTGATTGTTCTTCTAAATCAACAATACCAAAGAACCCATAACCAATCTCTTTCATAATTTGCCACATCTCTGAAACAAAAAAGATACGACCACCTTTCTTTTGACGATTGATCTCATAAGGGATGTTAAGGGCAATTCTTCCATCGTCCTTCAGAACTCTATATGTTTCACTCAACCATGATTTAGCAAACTCAAGATAGTCGTTGAAGTCAATGTTGTCCTCATAAACATCATAATCTATTCCTACTCCGTATGGAGGTGATGTAACAACCAAATCTACAGATCCTTCAGAGAGTGTTTTCATAACCTCAATACAATCGCCATTTATTATTTTTCCTGTTTCAATCATTTTTAAAATATTATTTTTATTAATTCTATTACAAATGCCCAAGTCGATACCAAAATACCAACAGCAATACAAACAGCAATTATTCTGTAAATTGTTTGATCACTTTTTTTTAACTTCCTTCTAAAGTAGTTCGGATCATATTTCCAACTCATAGTGCCTGTGTTAACATTTGAGCAACTTTATATCCTGTGTAAGCACCTGCTGCAGCTGAACCAGGAAGTACAATAAATTTTCCCAACATGGTTTCGTATTTTTTTCTATTTACAATATAAGAAATTAGAATGTAATAAACAATATAATTTATTAAAACTAAAAAGTCCAGTTCTTTTGCAACGAATACAACTATAGAATTTCCTAAAAATCCCCAAATAAAATTAATGAGAGTTTCTCTCATCAACTCGTTTGGTGTTGTGATCGCGTCTAAGACACTGATCTCTCTATCAAGACCTGTTTTTTTCGAGTGTTTCGATGTGGTGTTGGAGGTACCATAACGCTTTTCTGAGATCCTCGAGTTCTTTATCTTTCCCTTTTTTTCCTGCACGACTAATATATTTTACTGTATTTCCTAAACTAAAACCTAAATCCCAAGCATCAATAACCTTGATTGCTTCGTAATGATTGTCTTTCCCTCCATAATGTAGAGGATGATTAACGTGTTCCATTATTCCGCCTTATCTTGTTTATATTCATTCAACAACTCATCGTTACTCATTGTTCCGTACTTTCCTTCTATTGTTTTTGTATCAACATATGTGTTCATCATGTTTTTCACTTCGTAGATTTGATGAGTGGTATCCAATGATTTAACTATCTCACAAATGATTTTGTATGGATCTGCGTTGGACCCTGGTCTACGATCCTCTAAATAACCTTTCCATTCTTTAGCAGTGTCCTGAGGAACACGAATAGAAGCTCCACGATCAGATACACCCCAACTAAACTTATCAATTGATTGTGTTTCATATTCCCCTGTAAGTCTTAAATGATTTTGTGATCCATAGGCTTTGATGTGATTGTCATGTCTTGATTCAAATGCGTTGAAAAGTGCCATGAAATATTTCTCGTTTCCTTCATTTCTCATCTTGTCAGTTGAGAAGTTTGTATGCAGACCTGATCCATTCCATTCACCGTGAGTCAGTGGTTTTGGGTGTAGTTCAATGTGGTAATTATATTTTTCGGCAACTTTGTAAAGTAAATACCTTGTCATCCAAAGATCATCTCCTCCTTTATGTTTACCTTCTGAAAAAACTTGATATTCCCATTGACCTAATGCAACCTCAGCGTTTATACCTGTGATATTAATTCCATAGTTCAAACACGCGCCCAAATGTTCCTCCACAAATGAACGACCCACCACATTATGTCCAACTCCACAATAGTATTCACCTTGTCCTTTTAGAATATTTCTTTTGTGTCCCAAAATATTTCCGTTGATTTCTTCACGAATGAAATATTCTTGTTCAAAACCAAACCAAAGATCTTCGAATCCTTCACCTACTTTGCATCTTTTATTTGATTCATGGGGTGTCCCATCAGAATTCAATACCTCACATAAAACATATACAGTAGATTGCATGTCTTTAACATAATGTCTAACAGGTTTTAACAAAAGATCTGAGTTCCCGGTTTCGGCTTGGTTAGTTGATGATCCATCGAAGTTCCATATTGGGAAGTTTCCATCCAAAAATGCATTTCCAACTTTATCATATTCGACAATTTTAACCTTACTTCTGAGGTTTGGTTCTGGTTTATATCCGTCCAACCAAACATATTCCAATTTAATTTTCATTTTATTTTATTTATGAGATTTATTATTTCTTCTTCTGATTTTCCTTCATTAAATAACCTATAAACTTGGCGTGAAAAATCGTCAGTACAAATAACTGCATCGGCGTCCAAATATTTCATAAGGTTGTTGAGATTAATAAGTATGTTTTCTTTTTTGAGGAGTCTTTTATTGAAACCCATCTGTTAAATCTTGTTTTGTTTTGTGAAACTCTTCTAATCTTTTTTGTTGGTTGATATATGAAATAAGTCTTCTTTTAAATAAAGGTAGTAGAGTCTCATCAATTGGAAATGATCCTGTACAAACCATTTCAAAGACTGGACTTTCTTTTACTTCTTTATCATCCATTGTGGAAAATGTAGATATAATTTTTGGTATAGTCAATCCACTTAAAGATTCATTGTAAATTAAATTTGATATTGTTTTTGATTCAGGAGATCCTTTAGCTGCAGGTTTTATATTGTATTCCCACAAATAAAATTTATTGTCAAACTTATTATTGTAATAAAAGAATCCCTTTTTAGATTGTGAATTTTTTTTGTTTTTTTTCAACTTCATTTCAAGTGAATCAAAAACTAATGTCCATACAGATTTTGCAAAATTGAAGTACTCCATGATTCGAGGTGCTGAGTAAGACAAGATTTTAACAAACTCTACGTACTCCTCCTCTGACATTTGAGGAATGTCTTTTACTTTAAGATCTTTCACAAGTAACTCGTCGTCAATTGAATCTAATTTCTTATCCGTGTAGATAATTTTTCTTTCCTTCATTAATGTTTGAAGGTTCATCAAGTGTAATGATAATTCTATAAATCCTGGATATAACTCTAAGTTGTCGAGTTTTTCGCCCATTTTTTGAAAATACGATAATAACTTATATTCTTTATGCTCTCTATCGATTGGTTTTTCGAACATCCAATCGGTATCCATCAAAAATTTTATTTTCTTTTTCCTTGCCATTCATAAAAAACATAATATAAAACATAAAACAAATAAAGTCCTAAGAGACTCTCATTACGTAATACGTAGTTCCGTTTATATCATATGTGTCGTAATCACCATCGTAAGAGTTAAGTATTGATCCATATCCATCTGAACTAACTACCGTATTTACAATACTATCAGTGTCAATAAAATCCAAAATAAAGGTTTTTTCATAACCGTAGCGACTTATAAAATCTTTTATGTCGTCTTCATATTCACTAACTCTATCATTTATTTCGTTTTCTATTGCACTTTCGTCATAACCACCTTGGGGATCTTCTTTGATTTCTTCTATTGTTTCTTCTAAACCTTCAATTTTTAACTCAAGAGCTTCATATTGATCATCAGGTAAATCTTCATTTTCCAATCTTTTATTTAAAGAGTCTAAGGTTACCTGAAGTTGTTGGACCTGTCTCATTTGTTGTTGGGAAAGTTCTAATGGAATGTCGTAATTTTCAGGATCATCTCTTACTATATCATCGTAAAAATCATATAACCAACTTGCCCAACTTTCCGTATCTAAGGCAACATCAAAAACCCACTCTGAAAAGGCATCCATACCCATGTCATCTAACATACTGTCAACTGCGTTCTTAGCGGCATCATCGGCTTCTTCTTTTGTATAAACATCATAGGTATTTGGATTAAATCGATTATCACCACCTAACCATTCGTATTGTTTTCCATAACCATAGCTTGCTCTTCCACTTGGGTATATGAAATATTTGTCTTCAGGAATCTCATTTCCTTCTTCATCTTCAACCGTGTCAACATCACCATTTTGTTCTAAGTATTCATATAGAGCTTCAGTTCTTTCAGATTCGTCGTCACCATTTTCAACATCCCATTCACTTTCTTGTCGTTTTTCGTCTAACTCGGCAAGTTTTTGATCCAATTTTGCTTGTTCCCTTATTTTCCACATAGAAGATCCGTAGTCAGATACATAACTATCGACAGTAATTCCATTTAAATTTGGGACATTAGTATGAGAAACATCGAGTCTTCCCATCACTCTTTGTATTCCAGTTAATGGGCCAACATTTTTGTATTTATGAAGATTTAAGTCACCTGTAATAACAATTGGTTTTTTATAAACCCTGTATATCCTTTCTGCAATACCCCCAACGTCATCCAAGACCTCCAAATATTCATCAGGTGACATCTTAATAATGTCTTCATCATTTTCAACAATAAAATTCTTTACAAAATGCTTGATACTCATATTCTATAAATATATTAAAATAAAGATTGATTTTCGTCAATTCTTGATTTAATTTAAAATCAATTAATATTTATAAGTAAATAAACTGAAATAAAAAAAATTACTATGGGTTGCGGATGTAAAAACAAAGCGAATCAAGCACAAACTAAACAAGCACCACAAGCGGCTCAACAACCCGCACAATCTAATGTTAAACAAGTAAACGTTCAGGAGTCTGTGAAAAAAATTGTTCAAAAATACTACAGAAATAAATAATAGTATTTTAGTTCGAATTGTTGAGGGTGGTTTTTCCACCCTTTTTAGTATTTATTAATATGAGTTTAGAGGTTGCCAAAGAGTTAGTCCAATCATTTAACAATGATGAATACCATGATGAGATTGAACCGTATTTTAATACTTTAATGAATTTCTTAAAGTTCATTAAAAAATATGGTTTATTAGATGAACTTGATTTAACACAAATACCATCAAGAGAGTTTGATAACGAACTTTTTAACTTCTTTGAGGAAAATGGTGTTGTGTCAAACATGGATTATGATAATATGCCAGAACAATTCAAAAATAACTTTTTGTTGTATGGTTTAGAAAACAACTATGAAGACACAATGGTGTATATTACAAAATGGCTTATTCCTGATGTAAAAATTAGACCAGACGGTTTTTATCTTCATTTAAGAGATAGAGAAGAATTAGAAATTCTTTTTTGTGGTGGAAGACGAGATGAAGGTGCAAGGGGTGTTGCAAAAATAATTTTAAGTGAAGATGGTTTAGGTCATGATTGGTATTTTGACAATAGTGTTCATCCACATCAAGTTGTTGATGAATTAGATGACGCAAACATTACAGCACTTAAAGATATTATTTT